GATCTCCGAGGACAAGCGTTACTACCTGGTGGCCATGCTCAAGCGCGGGGTCAAGCTCACTGGCCATGTGCCCATCAAGCTCTCCACCATCCACGGTGCCAAAGGCGGCGAAGCCGACAACGTCCTACTGCTGTCAGACCTGTCCACACGCTTTGCCAAGGAGTACGACAAGAACTCCGACGACATCAACCGCCTGTTCTACGTCGGCATCACCCGCGCCAAGAAAGCGCTGCACATCGTGCTGCCCAAGAACGAACTCAAAGGATTTCGCCTGTGAGAACCGTCAACATGTTCCCGCGCCCGTCCGAGTGGGTTCCGCCCGAGGTGTTCCCGAACCTCTCCAGCGCCAAGGAGATTGCAATTGACCTCGAAACCTGCGACCCCCACATGGAATCTATGGGACCAGGATGGCCACGTCGTGACGGTTTCATTGTCGGCTATGCCCTTGCTGTTGACGGATGGTCCGGATACTTCCCCGTCGCGCATCAAGGTGGAGGGAACCTTGACCGACAACGAGTCGAGCGTTTCATTCGTAGCGTTCTTGAGCTGCCCTGCGACAAGATCATGCACAACGCCGCCTACGACTATGGCTGGCTCCTCGCGCAAGGCTTCAAAGTCAACGGCACCATCTACGACACGATGCTCGCCGCGCCGCTCATCGACGAAAACCGATTCAGCTTCAGCCTCAACGCCCTTGGATTCGACTACCTCAAAGAAACCAAGTCCGAGCAAGGCCTCAAAGAGTCCGCCGCCGACTTCGGAGTCCACCCGAAAAAGGAACTCTGGAAGCTCCCCGCCATGTACGTCGGAGAGTACGCCGAGCAAGACGCAGCCCTGACGCTCAAGCTCTGGCACCACCTGCGCACCCTGCTCAAGCGCGACGAGCTGGAATCCATCTTCGAGCTCGAAACCCAGCTGCTGCCGGTGCTGGTCAACCTCACCCGCAAGGGCATCCGCTTTGACCGCTCGCGCTGCCAGGAGCTCATCCAAAAGCTCAAGGGCCGCGAAGACGCCCTGGCTCAGGAGCTGCGCACCCTGACTGGCCAGAAGGTGGACATCTGGGCCGCTGCCAGCATCGCCGCCGCCTTCGACCGCGTCGGGATTCAGTACCCGAGGACCGCGAACGGCGCCCCGAGCTTCACCAAGAGCTTCCTAGACACGCACGAGCACCCCATGTGCAAGCTGATCGTGGAGGCCCGGGAGGTTAACAAGACCCACGGCACGTTCCTGGAACCCTACCTGCGGCATTCCGAGGCCGACGGCCGCATCCACTGCCACTTCAATCAGATGCGCAACGAGGACGGCGGCACCGTCACGGGGCGGCTTTCAGCGGCCAACCCCAACCTCCAGCAAGTCCCGGCCAGGCACGAAATTATCGGCCCGATGGTGCGTTCGCTCTTCCTTCCAGAGGAGGGCCAGCTTTGGGCGGCGAACGACTTCTCCTCTCAGGAACCGAGATTGCTGGTTCATTATGCTACTTTGCTGGACCTTCCGGGGGCCGAAAAAATGGCCAACGCCTACCGGGAAGATCCCAACACGGACTTCCACCAAATGGTCGCGGACATGGCCGGCATCAAGCGCAAGGCCGCCAAGACCATCGGCCTGGGCCTGATGTACGGCATGGGCAAGGCCAAGCTCGCCGCCCAGCTGGACCTGCCCCTGGACGAGGCCAGCGAACTCATCACCACGTTCCACCAGAAAGTCCCCTTCCTGCGCGGCACCATCGACGCGGTCATGCGCCGCATCGAACACCCGGCCTCTGGCGGCTCCATCCGCACCCTGCTGGGGCGCAAGTGCCGCTTCCCGCTGTGGGAGCCGGTGGAGTACGGCGTCAACAAGCCCCTGCCCCGCGAACAGGCCATCATCGAGTACGGCCAGCGCATCAAACGCTCAGGCACCTACAAAGGCCTGAATCGCCTCATCCAAGGCTCAGCCGCCGACCAGACCAAGGCCGCCATGGTCGCGCTGCACAAGGCAGGCTTTGACCTCCTACTGCAGGTGCATGACGAAGTGGCCATCAGCGTTCGCGACAAGAGCGAAGCCGAGGAAGCCTCGCGGATCATGGCCCAGGCCGTCACGCTGGAAGTCCCCTCCCGCGTGGACGTGGAGGTGGGCCCGAGCTGGGGAGCCGCGGCATGAGCACCAAGAAGCCCGAGCCCGTCGAGGACACCGAAGCTGTCGATCCGCTGGCCGAGCCCCTGGAGCTCCCGCCAGGCTTTGAGATCGGCATCCCGGAAAAGCCCGCCCCCTACCAACGCCGCAAGCGCAAGCGCCGTAAGAAGAAGCCCGGCCGCCCGCGCAAGTACGCGGCGATTTCGCCGTCTGTGCGTGAAGGCAAACGCTACCACTCCATCATCGTGCCCGAGCTTACCTACTACCACCTCAAGGAACTCAAGAAGTTCTACAAGCTCAGCTCCTTCGGCAAGGTAATCGAGAAGTACATCACGCCGGCCTTTGAGAAAGCCTATCAAGACGCCGTCATCCTCAAGAAAATCGAAGAGAGAAAGGAAAAGGAACGTGAAGAAGCAGCAGCTAGAGTTGCAGCTTACGCTGCCCGTAAGGGTAAGCTTTGAGCTGCTCCCCCGCATGCTGGTCGAAGGCCAGCTGCTCCCGGATCAGATCGACATCCTCGAAGTACTACTCGAAATCCCTGACAAAAACGGCAAACTGAGAAACGTAAACATCTTGCCAGCCCTGGAAGAGAGCGCTATCATGCTGCTCGAAGACGACGTTTTCAACGAGCTCTAAGCTCACCAACCCAGAAAGAGAGAATGCAATGCGCGAGAATGAACACGTACCGTCCAATGTTCCTTACCCCACACGCACCGGGGTAAAGATCGGGCTGCTCTACCAGCCCCCACCCCCTGACATGTACCGCGACGGCGAACTGCTGCAACGCGCTCTGCTGCGCCCCGACGACGATCCCATGGAAGACCTCGGCCGCCTGGCCATCGGCATCGTAGGAATCTTTTTCTTTGCCGCCGTGACCCTCGGCATCATCTTCTTCCTCTGACCATGAAAAAGCTCCTACTCATCACGCTTGCCGTGACTACTTCCATGGCTCAGGCAGAGTACCTCTCCGGCAACGAGCTGCTCAACAGGCTTAACTCAGAAGGGATCGCGGACCGGGGCTTTGCCCTGGGCTACATCGCCGGCGTGTCCGACGGGCTGGAGGACATCCTGGTGTGCGCCCCGACAGGCTCGACCACGGGCCAGGCCCGCGACATTGTCTGGCAGTACTTGCGGATTAACCCCCAGTCTCGCCACCAGGGCGCCGCGCTCTTGGTTGTCGAGGCGCTTCAACGTGCATGGCCATGCCGACAAAAAGGAAAGGCGCTGTGATGAAAGAAGAACTAGCGGAATGGTTGTTCTCGGTGTGGTTGTTCACCCTCCTGTTCCTGGTGTTCCTCGCCCCGTTCGTGACGGTCGGGATGCTGATCGCCTACGTGTGGGGGATGCTATGAGCGAGATCAATGACGGCGGGGCAGCGTTTCCGCTGATGCGTTCAATCAACGGCAGCGACGGCATGACCCTGCGCGACTACTTCGCAGCACAAGCATTGGCCGGAATTTGCGCCAATCAAGACAACCGCGTGTATGGAAACTCAATGGAGTTTGCTAGAGCGGCCTATAGGCTTGCTGACGCCATGCTCACGGCAAGGGGGCAGAAGTGACCTGGGACTGCGAAATTTCCCCGGTGTTCCTGTTTTGGGCCATCCTTGGCCTCATCATCGGCGGCGTCATCTGGGGTTTCGTTGAAGCATGGTGGAAGGACAGACATGACCGACTTCATTAAACACTTCCTCGTCTACTGCGCCCAGTGGGCAGTGGGTGTGTTCCTCTTGTGGGCGATCATTGTTCTGGCAGGTTGGGTGTGGAGGTGGTTGACATGAACCGAGAAGACATCATCCGACTGGCGCGGGAGGCCAAGTTGCCATACGAATACGACACAGGTCGCATTTTGTATTTAACAGAACTTGAACGCTTCGCCCGCCTTGTTGCCGTGCAAGTCGAAGCACCATGGCAAAACAGATACCTGAAGTTGATGGATTTGATGCAGATACGGGAAGGCCAACCGAACAAGCCTTGCTGTCTGGCCGAGCGTGAGGCAGTGCTCGACACGATTGACGAACTCATGGGCATGGAGCGTGAGCGTCACCCCATGTTTTCCGAAGGCTACGACCACGCTCTGCTGCATCTCAAAGAATTTGTTAGCGCAAGGGGGCAGGAATGAACCACGCGAAGACATTTGCTGCCATCGACAAACTTAAAGAGGTTGAGGCAGAACTGCATCGACTGAAGAATGCGCTGGAACTGGCGAACCGGGCGTTGGAGGCCGAGCGTGAGGCGTGTGCGAAGGTGTGTGATGAGGTTGGGAATCGAGATGCCAACACCCATGCATGGGACGCAGCAGCCGCCATCAGAGCAAGGGGGCAGGAATGAGCGGCGACCACAACGCAAACCAGAAGCCCAAGTCCTTCCTGGACGATACAACCCTGGCCGATGCGCTGCAGTTCCTCAACGACGCCGCTGAGATGCGGCCCATTCAGAAGCGACCCACCAAGCTCATCGTCCCGCGCGTGTACTTCGACATCCTCATGTACCGCCCACCGATCAAAAAAGCACGAGGTGTGCGCGCCAGGCGCCGCGCCTTGACCCGCCGCGCTAACGCGACATTTTTGAAACTGCTGAAGGAGTTCCAATGAAACATGCTGAGCTAGCCCGCCACCTTAACGGTGCCATGCACGAGTTCTGTGAGGAGCACACGACCACAACGCCGGAGGACATCCTCACGGCGCTGACCCTGTCCCTGGCCATCCGCTGCCGCATGTACGGCATCCAGGTCGAGGACGTCAAAGCCAACCTCGACGAGGTCTTCAAATTCACCACCCCCTGCGAAGATGAAACACACTGAACTGCTCAAACGCTGCCACGACGTCCTGCGTGGCGTGTCGATCCACACGCCCAGCGGCGTCGTCAAACCCGCCGTAGACGAGCTGGCCAAGGAAATTGCCGACTACCTCAACCAACAGCACACACATGCCCACAACTGCTGGTTCTGGGGCCCGGAGCACTACGAGTGCGCCTACGCCCGCATCAAACGGCTCCAAAAAGAAATTGACGAGCTCAACGACTGATCATGTTCACCCTGCCGAAGTACACCTGGGACAAAGACCGTGAAACGTGCAAGCAATGCAAACATTACCGACCGAGCATCGACCGTCCTCGCCTGTACTCAGGCGCACTGGTCATGCACTGCGCCGTCAACCCCTTCACCGCCAGCAAGGGCATCGGCACCTGTATCGACAACCGCACCCGCGGCCCCTGCGGGCCCGAAGCTCGCCTCTTTGAGCCCGTCGGATCCCTACCCGACCTGGCCATTCCGTCAATACAACCCAGCCGACCTGGACCGCTGGTGCAAAAGAAACCTCCCAAAGAAGCAGTGGCCAGAGGCTGACATTGAAGAAGCACTCATGTGAACAACTCCTCCGCGTGCTGGAGGCACTCTGTGCGTTAGCCGCGCTCCGCGAATTCGACAGGACCTATGAACTCAAACCCACAACCCCTGAACTTCCTCCGTCAAGTCCACGACGACCTCAACTGGTGGGCCCAGGCCAAGGCCGTCGAGGTGCCCGAGTACCCCAAGCACCTCAAGGCCATCCTCAAGGACGCAGCCCACTCCGTTAAATTCCTCATGCCCGACGACGGCATCATCTTTGACGACGGCTTCAAAGGCGTGCCCGACGACTTCCGGCTGCCCTTCCCGCTGGTCGCCCTGGAGTTCTACGGCACCGAGCCCGACGACTACCGCTCCAAGAACATCGTCCTGGCCTACCAGGTCAAAGAGGCCATCCTGGTCTTCCACTTCCACACCTTCATCAGCAAGCACAAAGGTGAAATGTGGATGCTCATGCCCTTCTTCGCCGAATGCCGCCCCCGCATAGGCGTGGAAGAGGCCAAGATGGACACCGAGTTCCTCCAAGAGGTCCTCGACGCCGCCAAGGTCGATCCCAAAGACGCCCCCGCCATCTCCCAGTCCAGCGTGCGCCACTTCGACATCGGCGGCATGGCCAAACACATCTACAAGGACAACTGGCGCATCAGCGCCTACACCGGCATGTCCTCGGCCATCACGGCCGTCTTCTCCCTCATCGAGGCCCTGTCCTGCTCCAACGTCTCCAGCGAAGCGCTGCCCGTGCGCAAGGCCAACAAAGGCGCCCTCAAACGCGGCGCCCTTCCCTTCGACGAATACCGCGTCCTGACCCTCAAGCCCTCCCAACACGGCGCAAGCTCCGTGGACGGCGACATCCCGTTTGCGCCTGGCACCGGCCGCTCCCCTCGCGAACACCTTCGCCGTGGCCACATCCGGCGCCTGCCCAGCGGCAAGAAAATCTGGGTCAACGCCCACGTCGTCAACGCCGGCGTGCAAGGAAAACTACACAAGACCTACGCCCTCACCGCCCCAGTTGCATAAAGTAGAGAATTCTTCGTAGAATCCGCCGAAACCTACCTTAGAAAGGAGAAATCCCGTGAAAAACGACCCTGTTGTCAATCTTTCCAACATCCACATCGCCCCGCAACGCCCCAGCATCCTCCTGGGCGATCTGCGGATCTTCGAGCCCCGCAACGGCAAAGTCCTCATCTGCGTCGAGCACGGCCTCAACGCCGGCGAAGGCGGCGAGTTCAGCGCCAGTGAGCTGGCCGATCTGCTCGACGAGTTCTACACCGAAAACTTCTAGCCCCATGTACGACGCCGCAACCGGGCGCATGTGCTTCGCCGAAGCACTGCCCTACCTCAAACGCTCACAACCCGTGGCCCGCGCAACGTGGGCCGGGGCCTACGTCCTGCGCGACCCCACCAGCCGCAGCGGCATCACCTTCCACTCCGCCGTGAGCCACTTTCCCTGGGCACCATCCTCCGACGACGTGTTGGCAGAGGATTGGATCGCCGTCATCCCAACTGCCGACACGCAACAAGGAACTCCGAAATGACCATCTCCAAAAAAGTCCGCGCCTACCTGGCCAAAAACCCCGACGCCACCGCACGCGATATCCACGCCAAATTCGGCGCCTCGCTGCCCATGGCCTACCGCCTGGTCAAGGAAAACAAAGACCGCCTGGCCGCAAAACAAGAGGAAAAGGACCTCGACAGCCCCCTAGAAATCGGCGTCAATATCGACAAAATCCACTCCCTCCTGGATTCCCTGCCCGGCGTGCAATCCATCGATATCCGCGAACCGCGGCCCGTGGACAACGTCAACCACCCCCCGCACTACACAATAGGCGGCATTGAAACCATCGATTTCATCGAAGCCAAAGGCCTGCATAATCATTACCACCTGGCCAACGCCGTGAAATACATCTCCCGGGCACCCTACAAAAAGGATTACCTGGAAGACATCAAAAAGGCCGCCTGGTACCTCCAGCGCGAAATCGAACTCCAGGAAAAAACCTCCCCCATCGTCTAACAAGATGAACCTCTCCTCGCTCCCGCCCATGGTCCAGCTGTACTTCGTCACCATGGGCGGAGCGACCTACACCCTCATCGGCCCCGTCACCCACCTCCCAGAAATGGGCATGGAAGCCGGTAACCTCGAAGCCTTCGAGGCCGGCGAAGTCATCCCCGCGACCCTCGCCGCCAAGTTCGTCAGCGCCGACGGCGACAACGGAACAGGCGTGTGGTGGCGGGGGATGGAGCAGTGAGGGGGGTGTTGGGACGGGAGCCGGGCACTGTCAGGTTCGAGTCAGGTTCAGAGGGGGTGGAGAGGGCAAAAAGGGCCGAGGACCGCGGATCGCGGGTCTTTCGAGGGTTTTCCCGTAGCGTTTTTGCCGTTTTAGTAGACTTTTTTAGGGTCAAGTGTGTTTGTGTGAAAAGTTTTTGAAAAATGACGTAATAGACGTAATGGTGTAAGAAGTGAATGAAATCAACGTGTTAGAGCTACACGGTACATTACGTGTCTTCTACAGGTGTAATTTCTTATAAAATGCGCGCGCGGGACATTTTTTTGTTTTTTTTTTTTCATTGACCCTAAAAAAGTCTACTAAAAGGCCAAAAACGGTGCGGGTTTCTACTAGGTACCACTTTTAGGAGCAAACATGGCAACGAAGCTGCCGAAGATGCCCCGGGGGCATAGCCCCTTGTTGGAGGACAAGCTGCGTACTCCCGTCACAGTCACCAAGAAGAGGGTGCTGACGCCCAAGCAGTGGAAGTTCGTTCAAGAGCTGGTCATGGGCGACGGCCAGGTGACCATGGCCGAGGCGGCCATCCGGGCCGGCTGGCCTGCCAAGACGGCGAAGGAGTCGGCCAGGCTGCTGACCAACCCGGAAAAGAATCCCCATGTCGTTGCCGCGATTCAGGAGCTGCGCAAGGATATGGCCGAGCGGTTTGGCACGACCATGGAACGGCATATGCGGGATCTGCAGAATATCCGTGACCTGGCGCTGCAGGCAGGGGCATATGGTGCTGCTGTCCAGGCAGAATATCGCCGCGGCCAGGCACTGGGCACGATTTATATTGACCGCAAGGAAATCCGGCACGGCACGATTGATTCCATGAGTAAGGAAGAGGTCATGCGCAAGCTAGAGGAAATAAAGCGTCTGTAT